TATTAACATTGGTTACAACATTACCACTAGCGTCAGCAAGCGGTACCGGAGGTATTCCAACGGAGAAGCCGCCAACCGAATTAAATGTATTTGCTGTTGAAGTCATGCTTTATACCTTTATATTATTTATCAGAATTTTAATTTTTGGGCAGTGTAATTAAGATTCTAGGAGATCTTAATAAATCTTAATAAATAATAGTATGCACACTCAACAGCCACATAGACCTGTATGCTCTCACTGCAACTTTTCTCTAGCCAAACCAAACGGCAGAAGCAAATATGGTTTCCAGCAATGGCAAAAGTATTGCACTGATTGTGCTAAAGCATTATATAATGACAGATTCAAACACCTACAGCATAAGAAAATGATATGCGAGGAATGCGGATTTGTACCACAGGATAAGGTTCAGCTAGACCTCGTCTTCAGAGATGGTAATAAAAACAACAAATCAAAAAATAATCTCTTGACTTTATGTGCTAATTGTGCTAGAATACATAATAAGAAAATGCGTACAGCACGCAAGTCAATCTACAATGCTACAGTAGACGGTGATACTAGGATTTCTTGAACTATTGATAGAACTTAACGGAATCTATCAGTTTTTGATCTTCTTCATAGAAATTTTGTATTTTTTTGAGATATTGTGGGTTTTTTAGGACTTCATTGAAAAAAGTAACCCACCGTAGTGTTTTATGCGGGGTTCTGAATTTGGTATCAGTGCTATTCAACTTAGCCCAGTTTACTCCATCTTGCAGCAAGCCACGTGAATTTAAAAAATCCCTAAACCGCATCGTATAGTTGTCGTGAAAGTTAAAAAATATGAGTTTATTCATATTAATTTTTTTAATAAAATCAGTTTGTGATCTGGTATGCTGATCCAATTCTGTTTTGTTTATAATAATTTCTAACATTTCTTCATCTATAACGTCGGTTGAAGTATCAAGCAACTTCATATCCCACAATGCTATAGAAAAATATTCTGCCATCCCAGAAATCCATCTTTCTATGGGATCGCGTAAAACTACAATTGTGTCTTTCGCATTGATGTATTCTGGGTTATGAAAAAATGTTTTATTAGTAAATCCCCTAGCAAGAAGTTCATTCACAGTCCAAGTATGGGCGTTCTTTTGTATAGGAATATATATAAAGTCTGATTCAGGGTTAGAAAGGAATGCACTACGGTATATAGGATTTATTATAGGAGCTTTTGAAATCAAATCCTTAAGTATTAATTTCGTACATAACATTTTCTTATCCATTCCTTACACAGTACTTATTTATCCAAGATAGGTTACGATCTCTCCATAATGGTAATTTCTTGTTCCTTATGGTATTTATAGTTCCGTGCCAACGAACATATCAGTCTATGTAAGGATCGTATGATTCCGACATAAAGCTTTTACCTTCTGTAAATTTAGGCCAACTTGAGAAATCACCAGCATTCTCTAACATCAGTCTCCATGGCGTGATCTGTGTGTACGAGTAGAAATCATCAAGGGTGTCTGATGAAAATGGCTTCTTTTCTTTGGTTTCAATATTATACCAATACTTGTCAAATCTACTAAGTCCTTTTATGACTTCTTGCATATCTTTAGAATGGACTTGTCCTATTAATATGTTATCTCTGTTCAGTCTAGTCTTGTAGAACCATATAAGTTTAGAGAATATTTTTTGTCCTCTATACTCAGGATTTACCCATACATCATCTACTATATTTGTATCAGTAGAACCTTTTAAAGAAGTACAAGCAACTATTTCATCATTGTCCCAGATAGAGAAATAATAGCCATCTTGTGATACTGAGAAGTTCTCAATATCACCTACATGTTTGCCGTTCTTTTTCCATTCATCTTTTTTGGCGGCAACAAATTTGTTAGCAACATCATTGAAGTCGCCACCTCGCATGGTCATCTCATGGATTTTCATTTTAGCTATCTTTCTTCTTACAGTTATCACCGTGCCAACGAGCGATCTATTTACCAGAACGCATTTTTTCATATTGTCTAGAAGTTGTCGCAACCAACAATTAACTAGGTACCGGGCCACCGTTGACATCAGGAGAATTCACGATAGTGACTGGGAAATTGTAAGTACCAGTGGCTCCTGTCTTATAAGTAGTGTCAGTAGGGTCAATTACCCATAGTGTATAACACGGATTGCCGAACAATGCGAGTGTATCATACCATACTTCAACTGGAGTCGTAGCATATGTACTGCCTTCTGCCCAGATAGCGGTATAAACATATCCGTGCAAAGGATTCTGTCCTGAACTGGTATTAGCAATAATATCAAATTGTTCTTGATTGATCTTCATCGCTATACCCGAGCCTGTGAGGTTAGGCGATACTTTACCGAACACCGGTGTTCCGTTGACGATAGTAACCCCAGTGCCAGTCTTTCCTGCACCAACTGTCTCATCTTCTGTGGAATATACTTGATCATAGGTAAAAGTTAGTTGTTCACCTGTTGTTAGTGTGGTGTCTGTCATTTTTATCTCCTATTGATAATGTATATATTTATCATTACATCACTGGATCCGTTATTACTAGCACGTTTCCACGCATCATGATATTAAAGCTATGGAGATCAAGTTCGTATGTTGGTAACAATTTATTGGCGATGAGATCACATACAGCTTTTATACCCGGCTGACTCTTTTCTATCATATCCATCTGCTGTTCTCGGTGTTCATCCGGAGGAGCTATCATGTAGTTGTCCATTATATCGGCTACAGTCCGGGCATTACCTACTTCTGGTATAGACAGAACAGGCGTCAATCTCTCTATACGTATAGCATGGTATTGATCAGTGACCCTGATCATCTTACCTTTGAATACTGGAAAATGTATGTTTTTGTTGGCTCTTGCAAGATCAACAAAAGCCATATAAGCAGTGTCATGAGATTTGAATAGTTTTATTACATAGGCGGCACCGGGCTTCGCATAGACTTGAGCATAGGCTGCATCATTATTATCTAGTCTCTTGTAACCAGCCTTGAATAGGATATATTCAGCCTGAACCAACGGCGGCCTGGTTATCTCATCCAATTGACTTTCAAATAATTCTTTTATACGCATCTTCTATTTATCGTGATTTACAGTTTTCACCGTGCCAACGCTTATACATACCAACACTTGCGGTCTTTCCGCAGTGTTCGCATGTCTTCTTTTTCTGTGATGGATGCGTACCTGCTGCTAATCGTGCTAGGTTGGCTTCTGATCCTACAAAGTTATGAGTACCCGCTTCAACTCGCTTCTTGTTCATGTCAGGTCCCAAGAAGTTATGAGTACCGTCAGCAATCAACTTCTTATTGAGTTTGCCATCAGCATTAGGACTTTTGCCATTTTGCCAATGATGCGTACCCTTCTCAGCATTTACGGTTGATGGGTTATTAGTGATAGAGTTGTGTGTTCCTCGTTCATATGCAAGTTTGGCGTTTCTACCATCTAAGTTAGGATGATTAGTTACCCAGGGATGTGAACCAGATGAGAATGCTTCTATTTGTCTATCACTTGCAGTTTTTCTTGCCCCAGCATCTTTTCTCATGTAATGATTGTCACCTGTTATTTTTGCTGCGACTTTAGGATTAAGCATAGGATTATTTTTTCCAGTACCGAACCCAATAGGATCAATGTTTTGATTCATACAGTTAGGCTTACCGTAATGTTCGGTAAGGTATTCGCCTTCTCGTTGTTTCAATGTTTCAAAGTCATCCGCAAACTCTAATATCTCTCGTGTTAGTGTAGATTTATCTTTAATAGATAATGGCCATCTACCCGAACCGATATATCCGTCATCTAAGTTTTCAGTGCTATGCCTACCTATGTAGTACTTGCCATTAATATGAGTGGTTTTGTAAATAAAGTGTTTCATATCTTTATTTATCATAGTCTGCTGCGTTTGTCAATAATAACCATAAGAAAAGGGGACCGAAGTCCCCTTTTCCACCTTGTATAACTTTCTAATAGTTATCACTGTAACGTGATCTATTGGAATGTCAAATTTTGTACTGCTATCTCGCCAACGTAATCGGCGGCATTGCCAAAACTGCTCGCGGTATTAGTGAGTTCTATGTAGCCGTAACGTGTCATGAATGATACGACCGGCTCGAAAGTGGTCGGATCAAGTACGACGCCAGAACTCATCAGAGGAATGTATGGGCAATAGAATGCCGCTGCATCAGTTTCTGATGATCCCTTGTAGCCTACGAGTACTGGCTGAGTGTCTGGTGAATAAGAGTTTACGAACACTCTCATTGCGCCATTCAGAGTACCAACAAACTTAGTGTTAGTTGGGGCTTCGAATGTACCTTCAGTTGTACGAGCGAATGCTGAAGTAGTTGCTGACTGAAGGACAGTCAAGGAAGCTGGGGAAACGACTGCCCAGTTACCAGCACCACGACGAGTACGCTGTGCGATCAAGTTAGCAACACGATTGATGAGGACTGCAAGAGCAGCATGTTCGTCACCAACGTATGTAGCAGTACCTGAAACAGTTGCCTGATTGAAGGTATACTCAGTTGAAGCGAGTGTTGAAAGTGATAGGAGGATTTCCTGATCGATTTCAGCAGTGATTTCTTGAGCAAGTGCTGCCATGATTTCTGCTTCAACGTCAATACCATGCTGTGACTGTGCGTCTTGCGCTGCTTCGAAAGTCCAACGAGCTTGGAGCTTACGAGACTTTGCTTCGACTGCTTGTCTCAGGATCTGTACGCTGATTTGCTTTCCGCCGTTACCTTCTAGGGTAGCAGTGTCTGCACCAGTGTAGTAGTTAGTTGCAGTTGTACCTTCTTGAACGCGGGAATATGCCTGTGCGATCTTGAATGGTGAAAGTGCTTCTTCACCAGCTTGTACGCTTGTTTGTGCTGCTGAGTTATCAGTCAAGCTGTTAGCATAGCGTACACGAAGGGTATGAATCTGACCAACTGGGCCAGTCATTGGCTGAACACCAACAAGTTCGTTAGCGATAACAGTCGGCATAACACGACGGATTACTGGGAGGATAACGCGATTCAGAGTTGCGATATTACCAGCTGTAGTCGTACCTGCTGAACTTTCAGCGAGTAGTTGCTTCTTGGTGTTTTCGAGAATAACACCCATTGTTGAGCGGCGATTGCCCTTTAAGCCTTCTAACAGAGCTTCTTTGGTCTCGCCCCAACGGCTTTCTAAAAGTAGTTTTGACATTATATGTAATCTCCTAAATTATGTCTATATTAAAGCCCTGCCAGACGCTTGATGTCGATAACGTTGTCTTTTTCCAACATATCAACTTCAGGCTGAACCTGTGCAGTTTTATTACCAGTTGCTTCTACGATAATGGATCCAGTTGTTCTGGCCTTTGCAGGCTTTGCATCTGAACCAGTATTGAGAACTGCTGGTAAATACTTGTCGAATGCGGCCTGTAATTTGGGGGTTTGGACGCTTTCGAGTAAACTCTTCATCACGCCGGCTTTTTCCTCATTGAGAGTAGACAATAGATTACCTAATGTCTGTTCACGTTGAGTTGATTCCTTGATGATTCGGACTTCACGATCCTTGCTTTCTACGAGCTTTGCTGCTTGTTGCAACTTGCTAGTAGCTTCGGCCAATTGTTGATCCTTGTGTGCCAGTGCCTTCATTACCTTGCGGGTTTCTGCCTTATCGTTGAGATAGGTGACAGAGAATTCACTTGCGAAAGATTCAAAAATCTTACGGCCGAAATTGTTTTGTCTTGCGACTTTGATGTCTTCTTTGA